CATTCATATACTCAATACTTATCGAGTGCCCTTATTTTTCAACTTAATATATCCTACTTAGTTGTATTAAAGCGGACCTACTGGTATATCGGCATCAGTAGGATTAGCATAATATTCTTTTACATCCCCCATATCAAAAGGCACATGATATTTTGAAAAGCGTTCTCGTTCACCTCGCAACACTTCATGAGCCTTATCACCAGCACTATTAATTAATTTACGCGCAAGCTCTTTCCATTGAGCATCTTCATCTTTATAAGGCGCGCCGAGCTCTTTAAGTCGTTTAATTTCACTTTCTAATTTTGCCATTTTACCAGCAAATTGCAATGCTCTCCAGTTTGAACCGCTGAATTTTTCTTCATCGTCTGGATCAGACATACTATCATAGCCCGGAGAGGTTGTAAACTCTTTTAACAAAGAGGGCTTTACAGGCTTAACCTTATTAGTTAGCTGCATTTGCTCGTATATGTGAGCTAGTTTTAAATAATAATCCCGCGCCATGTCTATACTTATAGTTTTTCTAGCTTAGAAACTATATCACCCATGTCCATTTTTTGGAATTTTAATAATGCTCCTGCTGCCATTGGCCCTAATAATGCCATTAGTTGAGGTGGTATCATATGCATTAAATCCGGCAAATATGGTATGTTAACGAGCCCGCCGGGGTTTTGCAAAAAGGTAAGTACCGCCACAACGGCTACCACTATAAACCCTTTTGATCTAGCAACGTTTACTTTACGGACAGTGTCTTTACATCTTTCATTATGTACTTTTAAGAGTGTAATAGATATAGCTGGGTGAGCTGTTATAAGTTTATCAAACGCAGGTTTATCAAAAAATGCTACCTTAGCAGCAGAAGCAGTTACTACTGTTGCATTACGAGGAGAGTTCGAGACTAATGCACCTTCCCCTACGAACACTCCAGGCCCAAGAGTGGCTAGTTTAATTAATTTAGGTCCTTTAAGTACATTTACGCTTCCACTAATAATAACAAACATACTGTCACCGTAATCATTTTCTTTTATAATAGTAGTACCTGCCGGGATTTCTTTAGCAGTAGGAAACAATGCAATTTTCTTTATTATTTTGTCTGGTACGCCCGCAAATAATGCGCAAGAACGTATTTCATCAAAGCGAACTTTAATTTTCTTACTCATACAGGGTGGGGTGTTGTACATACTTATAAGTATAACCAATGAAACTGTTATTAACTCTATTACTACTGATAGCTACTTCATTGGCTTCGGATATGGTTCAATCATTTAAATCACCAGCGTTCAGCGGTATAGGGTATTCTGCCCATGAGTTAACGATTGAAAATTTAGCGCGGACCCGTAAGCAGACTCTTAAAGACATTGCAAAATCTGAAGTAGAAACCGCAAAAGTTGCAGCGCAAAACACCCCGCTTAATAACTTTATTAATAATTTACAAGCTAGAATCTACGCTCAATTAGCCTCTCAAGTAACCGACAGTATTTTTAATGCGAATGGTGCTTTGTTTGGTATAATTAATTTACAAGGCGGGGCTACGGTTACATGGGTACGGGAAGGCGAGTTTGTAACTCTTAATATTATTGATCCTGCAACGGGCAACACCACAACAATAACAGTACCAGTAGGTACTATAGCACCAGGCGACGGTTAATGAACCTAGTAGTTTTAATAACACTGGTTTTATTACTAGCTGGTTGCGCATCAGTTCCGTCCCGCCCTGGTATATTAGAATTACCTAAGTCTCAGCGATCGCCTCTAGAACAACAACTACTTGACCTTCCGCCAGTTGATGCGCCTGTTATGACGGTAGCTGTATATAGTTTTGCAGATAAAACCGGACAAAGAAAAACAGCTGATGCGTACGCTACGTTTTCGTCTGCAGTTACCCAAGGGGCAGAGAGTTGGCTAATAGATGCTTTACGGGTTGCAGGTAATGGTACATGGTTTAAAGTACTGGAAAGAGCAAGTTTAGATAATTTAATAAAAGAGCGTCAGCTAATTTCCCAAACTCGGGAAACGTTTCAAGGTAAACAAGCTGAAAAATTATCCCCGATGCTTTTTGCGGGGGTGCTAGCAGAAGGAGGTATAATTGGTTATGATACAAATATTTTAACAGGCGGGGCTGGAGCAAGTGTTTTAGGTATTACTGGTAACACTCAATATAGAAAAGACGTAGTTACTGTTTCATTACGTTTTATCAGTGTGCAAACCGGGGAGGTGTTGTTAAGTGTAGCGGTAACTAAGACCATTACGAGTGTCGCGGTGACAGGTAATTTATATAAATTTTATGAACATGGCACGCTTCCGATCGAAGCAGAAATTGGGTTAACAGCAAATGAACCTAACACTATTGCAGTGCGAAGTGCTATAGATCAAGCTGTTATAGAGATAGTTAATCAAGGAAGCAAGTCAGGATTATGGAAGTTTAAATCTTTACCAATCCCGGCTCGTAAAATTAACTGAAAAATACATTAACATAGAGAATTGTTGATAAGTATAAAAATGAAACACCCATTCATAAGAGCGTTTATTCTGCTCATACTTCTTGCTACAGCGGCACGAGGGCAAAATCAACTATACGTAAATCAAATTAGTACATCTGGCACCACTACATTAGTGCAAACTGGCTCGTCTAATAAAATCGGATCAGCTGGCACCCCGAGTGAAATTACTTCAGACAATGTAGACTTCGAATTAAGACAGGTTGGTAATAGTAATGAGAGTGATTTCTCGTTTATTGGCAACAACTTAACTTTACTTAGTTTAACTACCGGCGATAGCAATATATCTAAAATGTATATGACGGGCGCGTCAAATGATATTAATTTATCTTTTACTGGTAATTCTAATAATTTTTTACTTAACAAAACCGGCCTCGTTGGTAGCGCAGTTAAATCTAATGCAACTAATTCTAATATAGACTTTATAGTTGCTGGTAACAGTAACACTCTTCAATTCGGTATTGATGATGGAAAGTATAATATACTTAACTATAACATTGTAGGCAACACTAATACAGTTACATCTAAACAAGTTGGTAATCCTTCTGGAATGACAGCAGGTACTGGTCACGAACAGACTGTTACTATTACAGGTAGTACTAATACCCTTGACATACTTCAAGCCGGTATAGAAAAACAAACTGCCGTTCTTAACCTAACTGGCTCGAGTAATACAGTTTCAGTTCAGCAAACTACTACAGCAGCGGTACCACCAGGCCCTTAATATGTACAAAGCCGTTATATGTACTATAGCGGCTTTTTTATGTACATATGCCTATGGTGCTATTGGTAAATTAACAGAGGTAACTGGACCTACCCAGATCGTTCGTTCAGATGAGAAGATAGATGGACAGATAGATGTAGGGGTTGAGATGAATGATACGATCGAGACTCTTAAAGCGCGAGTCGGTATTACATTTGAAGACAATACTCGAATGCAAATAACAGAGTATTCTAAATTAAAAATAGATGAATTTATATATGACCCTTCAAGTAAGACCGGAAGCATATCAGTTAAGGCTGCATTCGGTACTATAAGATATGCTTCAGGATTAATAGCAAAGAATAGCAGAGAGAATGTAAGAGTGACTACCCCCACGGCCAGAGTCTCTGTAAGAGGTACTGATTTCTCTATGACAGTATCCGAAGATGGTAGAAGCTTAATAGTGTTGCTACCCTCTATACCTCTTGCAGGTGGGGGTCTACCAGTAGTGGGTAGAATCGAAGTAAGTAATTTAGCAGGTACAGTGGTACTCACTCAAGCATATCAAGCTACCTTAGTTACCTCAGCCCAAGCATTACCTTCAATACCAGTCATATTAGACTTTCAAGATGAGAGCAAGATTAATAATATGCTTATAGTCGATACCCCTAAGTCGGTTACTCAGTCTGCTAAGGACACTAAAAAGAATAATGAAAAGCAAGTTGCTAGTAGTGATGACGGAGATTCAAAGCCTAAAAAAGCAGCAGCTAAAACAGATACTAAAACTCAAATTGCTCAAGTTGATAGTGGGGGAGCTCCTCCAGAAGAAGCTGCAGATAATAATGCTTCTAATCAAACAACTGAAGAGCCAGTGGTATTAGCCGGAGTTACAACTATTTTAGATATAAACGCATTACAACCTGGCGTGCTTGAAGCAGTAGCAAGTGCATTAGCAAGCTCAGCGGTAGATACAATAGTTCCTTCTACGGAGCTATTAGATGCAGCTACTAAGGGCTCAGGGTTTGTGTCTGATAATGTGATGGCAGTATTAAGTATTGAAAGAAACGGAGACGTAATTAGGTTTACAACTAAAGCAAATGCTAACGTGTCTGCCACTATTACTAATCTAGATGGCACCGCCACTTATAATCTTAATTTCGGAGACAAGTCTAAAGTAAATATAACACAAAAGAAATGAGCTCTCACACCCTTAAGATTATTGCAGTTGGTTTGGGTCTATTGATAAGCTTAATTATTATTAGAATGTGGGACCCATACCCAATTGAGGTGCTACGATTAAAAGGCTTAGATTATTACCAGCGCCAGCAAACAAAAGTTTTAAGTAATAATATAACGGTAATAGAAATCGATGAAGACGCATTAGAGAAGAACGGACAATGGCCTTGGAATCGAAAAGAACTAGCTGCAGGTATAACCAAGGCGTTCGATAACGGAGCTGCAATGGTAGTACTTCCTATTATATTTGCGGAGCCGGATCGTCTGGGTGGGGATGCTGCATTTATTAATGTACTCACCCAAGCACCTATTATTACTGCGCAATCAGCTTCGAGTAAAGGCAAAGGTGTTCCTGTGCCCCGAGGAGTAGCTACTGTAGGAGAAGGTATAGATAATTGGTTATATGATTACCCCGCTGCTATTGGTCCAGTGAGAGAGATTGGAGAAGCATCAGCCGGGGTCGGTATGTTACTAACAGCTCCCGAGCTTGATGGAGTAGTACGGCGTTTGCCTTTAATTGTACAGATTAAAAACGAGAAGTATCCTACCTTACCTTTAGAGATATTAAGAGTGGCCGGTAACCAACCAAGCTATCAAGTAAAAGTTACCTCTGCAGGAGTTCAAGCGATAAGAGTGATAGGTAGTTTACCAATTAAAACAGATGCGAATGCACGAGTGTGGCTCAATTTTAAATATAACTTTACGAATATTCCTTATACTAAAGACAACTGGGAAGAGGTAAAGGATAAAATTGTGGTGTTTGGTTTAACTGCTGAAGGATTAGCTAATACTGTTGCTACCCCGGTAGGTATAAGCTATGGGTATGAGCTCAATCTACAAGCCTTGCAAATGTTTATAGATAACAAACGTTTAGAGCGTCCAGCTGAGTTCGACTTATACGAGACAGGAGTGGGTTTAGCTATAGGAATTGCTCTTATTGTATCCGTTGCATACCTAAGTTATACTCCAAACCTCATAATCTACTTAATAGCGCTAATCGCCCCTGTTATATATGGATTTAACCTGTTTAACACTAAAGGCCTACTAGGAGACTATACCTGGATAGTGTTAGCTACAAGTATTACCTGGATGGGGGCACTGTTCATGCGATTTGTAATGGAATTTAAGCTTAAAGCGCAAATAAAGAAACAGTTTGCAAGTTACGTCAATCCTACTATTGTGGAACGTTTACAAAAAGATCCTAGCTTAATTAAACTTGGCGGGGAGAGAAAAGAGCTATCTATTGTTATGACTGACTTGAGAGGCTTTACTACATTAGGAGAGAGCTTCGGGGATGACGTTCATGGGTTAACTCAAATAATGAATGATTATATGACCGCTCTATCTATACCGGTACTTAAGAATGATGGTACATTAATTAAGTTTATAGGCGATGCTAGCTTACATGTGCATGGCGCACCTATAGGAGAGCCTCTTCATGCAAAAGCCGCTGTTAAAACTGCTCTTGAAATGATTAAAGCAATTGAAGTATTTAATGTTGAACTTACTGCTAAAGGGCGCCCACCAGTAGGTATGGGTGCAGGAGTTAATACCGGTGAGACTTTAATTGGTAATATTGGAGCTAAAAGTAAGTTCGGTTACGACGTTTTAGGCGATTCAGTAAGCACTGCAGCTAGATTAGAGGGGCAAACAAAATCGTATGGGGTGTTGTTAATTATAGGCCCTAATACTAATCAACAGGTTAAGGATGAATATTGCACCTTAGAGTTAGATTGTATAGCTGTTAAAGGTAAAACTATTGGTCTGCACATTTACACTCCATTAGGGCTACGTAGCGTTCTTAAGATACCGACTGCAGATATTGTACTACACACTACTATGCTTGAAGTTTATAGACAGCAGAAGTTTAATGCTGCTATTGAGTTATGCCGTCGACTTACTGGTAAGTTCAACGGCGCGATGGATCATTACTACGAAATATGGATCGAGCGTTGTGAGAAAATGAAAGCTACAGAGCTTCCAAAGGACTGGGACGGAGTGTTTAGAGCTACTTCGAAATAAGCTTAACCTTGATCGTAAAACAGCTTTAGCTCAGTGCACCCAAACACGAAGTATCCATTTTGATAAGATAGAGACTTAAATTCATAACCACTAGCAGTTGCTGACGCTTTGGCGCTATCAATATTAGCAGCATTAGTGCTTTGATGTCCAAGATAGGTCCAGCCTAGAGCTATGCATTCTTGACCGTTACGCGGGACACTTTGAAATAAGTTAACTTCTGAAGTTAATCTTTCTATATCAGCATCAAGGACTTGCGCACGAAAATTACCGGTTATTTCAGTAATATTTACTGCAATTCCGCTAGCGGATACAGTACGGGTAAACTTAACATTAAATGTGTCTTCATCAGCTTCATCAGAGCGAAGGGAATTATAATGATACGCATCATTACCATCATTATAATAGGTTTCTAATAAATTTTGGGAACGTGCGGGCATCATATTAATATATTTACTAGTAGTGGTATTAATTTATACTGGTTATAAGTAATAAAAAATGGATGTTGTTTTATATAAAGATATTATTGTCGCAGATAATTTTATTACCGACGAAGAAAATAACGTGTTGGTTAGCCTTATTGATAAAAAAATATGTTATAATACTGAAAACTATTGGCAGTATTTGCAAAGCGATGAACGAACTTTTCCGCTCAAATTATTAAAAAGCGGCGACGGTATATACCGTCAATCGACTACATTTACAGATATTACTGTTAATAATGTGTTTACAGAAATACGTAACAAATTATTGCGCATAATTAATGTGCCTGGTTTAAAAGTGGAAAATAGTGGCATTATAAGGTATAGTGGCCCAAATACATATCAAGTTGATAATATGGTTTCAGAAAAAGAACATATCTTAGGATCACCATCCGAAATTGTGGACAACTATGGCGACTATAATGAGTATGCCGGTAAGTGGGTCCAAGATCCTATTTACTGGAACCGGTTTTATCATTGCCATATATTTATTAATAATGATTTTGTTGGGGGCAATTTTACGTTCCCTCAACATAAGATTGATATAACACCTACCCGCAATACACTATTGTGCTTTCCAGGCAATCAACATTATGCCCATGGTATACGGCCTATTAATGGCTCTGCTTTTGCGCTAAAGATTTGGCTTAGTAAGAGTTAAGAGCGCGCCGAAAGTTAGTCCCGGGGCGAGCTATATGCAACCCTTCAGCATATTTGGTAAAAAAAGCCTTAAATATATTAGTATCTTTATCTACTGTAATACCGTTAATTTCAAAACTGATACCGTCAACTTTAAAGTGTTTTAAGCCCCAAAAAGAAGTCTGATGCTTAGTAATAATAGGGTAATTTTGCTCTATAGAAACAGGATTGGTGGCTACCATAATACCCCCGGGTACTAAGACCTTATAAGCCTGCTTCATATATGTTTCTATACTATTTAATTCACATAAATGTTTATCAATTATAATAAGACCCACAGTTTGATTATTATCTTTAAATATTTCATCGCCTTGTTTAACAGAGAAATTATTATTACGACACCAGCCTTTAGCCATATCTACAATAAATGTGTCATGCATATAAAGAGAGTGCTTCTGTATCCAATCACTTAGATCTTTTTGGGCGTGAGTATTATCTGCATGAAGATAATATACATAAAGCACTTCATTAATGTGAAAAATTGAGCCGTGTATCATTGTCCGGCATAATATATCTCCGTCGTCACATGCTTTTAATTCTTTATTGTGGCCGTTAATTTTATAATAAAAATCTTTTCTCCACACTCTTATATGGTTTGGTGCCCACCATTGGTAACTAAAATTGCCAGGGTAAGGTGGAAAAGCTATATTGATCGCACAGTCTTGACCGTTATGGTTATAGCTACTATACTTCCAGTTAAAATCAGGGCCCCAAGTATAAGGTATATCACCATTACTAGAGTCGATTACTAGATTGTTAGAATATAAAAAATCTGCTTTGTCTTTATTCTCTATAAGTATTTTAACACAATTAGGGGTGAGCTCATCATCATGGTCTACCTCAGCGAGTAACTCTCCTTGACCTTGCATGAAGCTAAAGTTTTTAAGAGCACCTATATTTAAATTACTATCAGTATAGGGTATTATTTTAATCCATTTCTTCTTAGGCAATATAGAGACATCTGCAGAGCCGTTAGTTACTACTATCCATTCAAATTGCCTACAAGTTTGATTCTCAATAGATTCATACAAGCGCAATAACTTATCTGTACGGTGGGTCGGGGTAATTAATGATACTATTGGTTTTTTCATGTTACAGGTCCCCATTTATTAATCGGGCATTTCGTATTAACTAATCGAACTTTTACTCTCATACCACAACCACATTTATTACATCTATACATATGTACGTCAACTGCCTCGCCACCGACTGATTGTTTTACTAAAAACTCACATTCAAAACAAATATCCCACCGGGCTTTAGCTATTTCATCGGAAGCCATAATTACTCCGTTTGTAATTGCACCAGCTATTAGATCCTTACCAGCCCCGATTAAATTAAATGCCATCTCTCTTAAAGAAGGCATTTCTTGAGGAAGTTTAATAGGTGGGGGTGTTGGAGAGGGTTCTACCATTTGTATTGAAGAGTATTGCTATAATGATAATGAGATGCTACATGTTTAGTGATATAATTATGCTCTATAACTGCCCCATCAAGCTGAGTGTCTTTAAGTATAGCAAATACGTCTTTAACAGTGTTTAAAATAGGTTTACCGTTAACATTAAAAGAGGTATTTAGTAGTACCCCTACCCCGGTCTGCTTTTCCATTTCTGTGAGTAAGTCATACAACCACCAATTTTGCTCTCTAGTTACAGTTTGTACTCGTGCGGTATTATCAACATGGGTGGTCGCAGGTAATTTCTCGCGCCATTCTTCTTTTACCACCGGGGCAAAACTCATCCATTGACTATCTTTAGTCCATTCAAAATACTTAGACACATCCTCTAACCGGACTACCGGTGCAAACGGACGATACCATTCTCTATTTTTAACTTTCTTATTAAGAATGTTTTTCATATCTTTAATCATTGGACTACAGAGAATACTTCTATTACCAAGCCCGCGAGGTCCAATTTCTGAGGTACCTCTTGCTACCCCTATAATTTTACCATTAATTATATCTTTTGCTAAAATCTCATGGTTGTAATTAGAAAGGTTATAATAACTATTATTAATATATTCCGCTAACATATCAATGTCTAGCAAAGGAAGTCCAGCGTATGTAACATCTACTGGGTTAATTGGTTTAATGTGATTTAATATCATTCCTAGTGCTATACCAGT